TATGTTCTCAACAAGAAGGAAGGATGTCCTGTAATCTTCATATACCTAAAGAAGGTTTTCATAAAAAAAAATATAAGATGGCAGCTTCTCTGGATGGTATTCTTGAAATCAAGGGTGGTGTTCTTCCGTTCTACGATAGGTTAGAGGATAAGATGGTAAACCTAGAAGGATTCGGAGTCTGTGAAATAAAGACTCAAGGATATAATTCTGGTCCTCCTACTTATGAGAACATACTACAAGTACAAGCTCAGATGTTTTGTTCTGGTTATAAATGGGCAATCATAGGAAAGCTCGGTCCTAATCTTAAATTTGATATGTATGTTTACGAGTCTGATAAGGAGATTCAGGATACTATCGTTGAAGCGGTAAAAGACTTCTGGAAAAGAGTTGAGGATGATATTCCTTACGATGATGATAGTGAACCAGAAAAAACTTTCGTTGATTGGACTAATCACAGAAAGAGTAATGAGGTAATGGATTATATTACTGACTTTGATAACTGCGATAAAGAAATTAAGGAACAAAAGCTATTAAAAGAGAATGCCAGAGAAAAAATTATTGGTACTCTTAAATCTGAAAATGTTTCTTACATTACAATCAATGATAGAAAGGTGGCACTAGATACTATCGTTAGAAAGGCTACTCCAGAAAAGATAGTTCCAGCAAAACCAGAATCTCAATATGAAAAATTAACAGTAAAGGAAATCAAAGATGAATAAAATGAAAGATATGATGAATAAAATCCAAGAGTTAAATCAGACTCAAGGAATAACTGAAAAAGGCGGTAAAAAATATACACTAGTTCAAGACAGAGTTGATGTCTTTAGAAAGTATTGCGAATTTAATTATGGTATAGAAACTTCTATGGTTATTGATGATGGTACGCGAATAGTTTTTAAAGCTGTAATCAAAGACCTTGAAGGTACTATAATTGGATGTGGATATGCCGAAGAAATAAGAGGACAGGGTTATGTCAATAAAACTTCTGCTGTAGAAAATTGTGAAACGAGTGCAATCGGTAGAGCTTTATCTAGTTGTGGACTAAGTGGTGGTGAATATGCCTCATCCTTGGAGATGGACATAGCCAAAAAGAAAAAAAAAGCCACAGAGAAAGCCACCAGGTCGCAAAACGCAGGTAAGATGAGTGGTAGTACCAAAGACTTAAAAGAGGCTATACAACAAGCTAATATCCCTGAATGGACACTATCGTTTCCTGGTGGTAAGAAAAAAACATACGAAACACCAAATGACCTTATTGATGATATTGATTCAATGTTAGATAAGATATTTGAAAGCGACAAGAAAAGACCAGATGAAAAAATACAATACATCAAAGATTTTTTTGAGTTAAATGATACTCGGATTGCTTATCTTAGAAAAATAAATAATGACGATACTTTTAGTAACATAGACGAAAAAATTAGGAGGTTTGAAAATGAAAACTAAATCGTTAAAAGAAAGTGTATTTGACTTTATAATATCCTACTCTAGCAGCAATGGATTTCCACCAACTCAAGCAGAGATTGCTGATGCACTTGGACATAATACTCGTTCAGCAGTTATACAAGCCTTAACAAAATTAGAGGTTGATAAAAAGATAACGAGAATCAAAGGTTCATCAAGGTCAATCAGAATACTTTAAGGTACGCATTGCCTGATTCCATGTGATGAGGGCAATGTCTTTTTTTTTAAACTCAGAAATTTTAACTCTTGCTGTAACATTTACTTTTGTTTTGACAGGCATAAATATAACTGATTTTTCTGGGATAGCTACTAATCCAATAACATCACATTCTTTTCTGGTAAGTGCAATTTTTTTCTTAGCTCCCTTTGATGTAGTGAACATATAAACATTTTTTCTACGAGTATCAGGAACTGTTCTGGCTTTAACTTGTACTCGTACTAATCTGTTATTGTAATGAGCAGCTAAATCAAATCCGTTGATGTGTGCAATCTCGTTGGGAATACCTATCTCCTCTAATCGTAAACAACAGATTAACTCCCCAATCCTACCGACAGTAAGCTCAGACATTTTAGATTACCAATCCCTTGGCATATCCTTTCTCTTTACTGTAAGTTAATACTTCTTTTCTATTTTCTCCAGAGGTTAGACTTACATGAACCCATCCTGAGTTCATATCTCCTGGTGTGTAACATTCCAAGATACATTGGTCAAAATCAAAATGGTTGATTATCATTTCCGCAAGGTTGAGAGTTGACATACCAAGAGCTTCTATATCCACAGCCTCTCCCTTACAATGTTGTGAGTTTGCATTTGAACCTATTGCCTCACATAATTTAGCGGACCTGTAACCTGAAGTAACAATTATTGGTTTGTCAATTTTTTCTCGCAAGGGTTCAAGTATCTGACTACATAAGAAAGTAAGTTTAGGTATGACTTCCTCTGGAGGTGTATTGTCAATACCCATACGAGCAGCTGTCTGTGACTTTGTAAACTCTGAAAGTTTGAAATGTTTTGATAGCTGCATTTTACTTCTTCATGTTTTCTCTAGCTACACCCTTAACTTTTTCATATCCTCTAATTCCAGACATTCCTAAAAGTGCAACTGTTAAACTTATAAGTTCACCTGTGTCCACAAAGTTAGGCATATTTATTTCTGGTGCGAACAAATGTGTAAACCAAGTTAGAATTGGTAATACAAAAAAATTAACAAATAATCCAATCGCACATACCCACATGATAGCTGGTCTTGCACCAGCCACAAACATACTTGGATGTTTAGCTGCCTCCGTATTTGCTTTGGCTTGTTCTTTTGCTAGAGCATTTGCGTGTTTTTCAGACATCGTAGCTATGTCATGAGCTAATCTATTCTTCTGGTCTTTATCTTCTATAAACTTATCTAGTAACGAGGTCACAGGACCTATTAAAGTAGTTAACATTCTACCTCCTTAATGTAGACTCTCACCCTCTAGGGCAATCATGTCTGTATTTAACATTATATTTAAGTGTTCTGCAAGTTTATTTGCATCGTCCATATCCTTACATCCAAAGAATCTAATACATACTGTTGGCGGTTGTTTACGATTTTTTTTCTTTTCTATCTCAACAGTAAATGTATAGAAGTCTGTCATTTTACTCTCATCAAATAATAAAATTCTATTAGTAATATTGTAACCGCTAATCCTACAGAACAAAGTATTATTAAAGTATTTCTAAATCTTTTTTTTCTGGCTATCTGTTCTTTAATTCTTTGTTTATTTAAAGCTCGTTGATGGGCAATTTCTTTTTGTAACTGTTCCCACTTATTTAAACCATCATCAACATACAATAAAAAAATTTCTCTAAGTTCTGCTCGTTTTTTTTCTATCTCTTGTTTACGGATAAAAGCAGCGATAGCATCCTGTTCAACTCCTGTAAACTTACCGAGGAAACCTGTGTTACCTTTTCTTGATGAGTGTGTTTCTAAATGAGCTTCATTACTCGCCCACTTCATTATAGGTGAAGCAAGTTCATGCAATTCTTTTCCTGCTTTAATACCTCTTTCAACTAAGGATATACCTGTCTTGATTGCAGCAAAAGCAGTTAATGGGTCAATGAGAGCCATTGTTATAACTTCATAAACACAGAGATAAGAGCTACGAGAACAGCAACTGTGTTAGCCATCATAATTGTTTCAACTCTCTTCATCCTAGATTTTAAGTCAGCAATATTATCATGAATATTGCGATACCTCTCAGAACAAACTTCCTCATGCTTACTTATTCTCATCTCATTCTTATCCGCTTTAGTTGCCATTACTTTTTACCTAACAAATCCTTATCTGCTTTTCTAGCTCCACCCTTACCAGATACAAAAGATTTTACCCTGCCCATTGCCCAGGCATGAGCTGAAGTTTTTGGTCTACTGCCGCTACTATAATAAGCACCCAACCCGCGACGATAAACTTTATCTAAGGTTGATTTTCCAAATCTTCCTGAACCTGGTATGCTAGAATATTTACTCATGTTTTCTTCCTCAATTTCTTTAAATCAGCTCCTGTAATTTTGTTTCTCGGTTTTGCAACCGCAGCTAACTTCTTTTGTTTTGGACTATATTTACTAAATGGCATGATTATCCTTTACTCCTTTGTTTTGATATTTTATCCATCATTGCTGGTGTTAGTTTGCCTTGCCTATAAAGTCTGGCAGTTCTTTTTATCTCCGCTTCCCTTGCCTTTGGGTTCTTAGCTCCAGATAAATACTTCTT